CGGCCCATGTCATGCGTATGGCTTGACCTTTAAACTTACGCTTTAAGGTTAGATGCAGTCTGCGAATGGCTGTTTCTTTTTTCTCTTGGCTCATAAATACTTGGTGTCTTTGGTTATGGTAAATAAATCTTTATTCACCGCTTTAATTTTATGAAATAGGTTGTTTTTTAGATAGCTTGTTTCGGCCTTGCTGTACATGCTTAGCAACAAGATACGTTCCTCGCGTAAATCGTCAAGCGGTAGCAGTTTTCTTTTGGGCATTGAGTTTAAGTATTTCGTTTTTAACGTGCATGTAGTACGCCTTGACCGAGTAGTATTCACCGGTTCCTTCGAAGTCATTCACGATGTCATCGGGTGCGTTAGCCAGTGCTTCATCTACGCAATACAACGCGCAGTTGATTGCTTTAAAATGCACCTGTGCTAGTTGACCTTCCTGCGATTCACCCTCGACTATATCAAAATAGTTCGAGTACAGCTGCCATGCTTTATCCTTTGCTTTCATATTCTTCTATTGCTTTAAAAATTTGTAAAACCACTTGTGGACAAACTGCATTGCCATAAGCCTTTATTGATTCGTTGCGCCATTTTGAAAAGGTAATTCCGTCCAGTTCGGTGGGAAGCCCATCATCTCCGCTACAAAGCGGGGATTGAGTTGGGAAGTTTTGCCATTGCTCATTAGTCGCATTAAAGTCATTGAATGCATTGATCCTGGCTTCACTTGCGTGCTTTTCATATTTGCTGTCGAAATTGTTGCATTCATTGCTGTCGGAGTTGGTAACATTCCCATTATTGCTTTGGCTTGCAAACATGTTCCACCCTGTTTGAATTTCGTGTTTTGTTGATGCGCAGTCGGAGTAGGCAACAAACCAAATTCTTTCTCTTTGATGCGGCGCATTAACCGAGCTTGCAGGTATAATAAAGGGCGCGACTTGATACCTATGATTTTCCAAATCAGAACACACTTCGTCGAATACCAACCCTCCATTCCAATTAGTAAGGCCGCGAACGTTTTCTCCCACGACGTAACGCGGTTTAATCTCTCTAATGACTCTAAGCATTTCGGGCCATAAATGGCGTTGATCTTCCTTACCGCGTCTTTTTCCTGCTTTGCTGTATGGTTGGCATGGGAATCCCCCGGTGAGAACATCAATTTGGTTTGCATACTTTGTAAAATCACTTTTAGTTATATCGGTAAATAATTCTGCATGCGGCCAGTAATGTCTTAAAACACGTTGCCCAAACTCATTCCATTCACAATGAAAGATGTTTTGCCAACCCATCCATTCGGCTGCTAAATCAAATCCACCTATGCCACTAAATAGTGAGCCGTGTGTCATAAGTTCAAAGTATTAAGGTATTCACGCCACATTGGTACACGCTCCTGAAGCTTTGCGATTGCTGCCTCATCAAACTCCACTACCTTTTCGTGGATGCGTTCGTGCACTGGTATATCGTATATCCATTCGCTAAGATATGTTTCAAGGTTAGCGTGTGGATTCTCCGCAAGGAAGGTAGGCATATCGTAAATCATATTCTTTTCTATGCGCTGTGCCTTCTTAATAAATTCCTCGTTGCCTTGTGGATCAATAAGATTCATCCTGCGTGCAAGACGGTACTTTTCATCATCTATCATTTGCAGCGGTGCGTTCACAAGCACGAAGCAAAACGTTGCAGTAGTTGCGCCCGTTAGCCACATGTAGGCTTGACCTTGCCAATAGTAGTCTTTGCTAAGGTCATTCACCTTTGAATCAATAAAGGTATGGATATCCCATGATGATTTGATATCCGGCACATTCACCACCACGCCACCATCTTTGATAAGCAAATCGGGTGTGCCTTTGATGTAGTCATTGGTGAACATCTGCTCATTCTTGAATACAATTTGCTTGCGTTCTCTGCGCCACATATCGATTGAATCATTCTCAACTGCTACACCTTTCTCAATGTACTTGTTGCTAATCTCTTTATAGCGCTCGTACTTCTGCTGAATGTAGATTTCGAGTAGTGCGCTCTTGCAGGTTTCAGATAGTCCTGTCTTTGTGCGTGCATCGGTCATTAGCTTACCAAGCTGCGATGCTCTAAATAGTGTTTGTTCCATTGTGTTTTGTTATTGATGGTGCTAAGATACTACAACAACCCGCTTAGTTGCTCTTTTTTAACATTTACTAACGGTTCAATCTGTGCAAAGAATTCTTGCGGGCATGCCTGGAGAATGATGTCGCAATCATCAAGGCTCTGTGCTTTCTCGATTAGTTCAAGCAAGTATTGCACATCCTTATTCGATGCGTTAAGTGTACCCTTCAACTTGAATGGCTTGTACATGTCTACGTTCTTGCGGTTAAGGTCACGGCCTAACAACTTACCAAATGAGATGGCAGCGTTTTTAAGGCACTCTGTTTTTAGTTTAGGAAACGCGAGGTCTAATGCATTAGGTTTTTTATTATCTGCGTTTAATGCCCATCTATTGCGTTCGATGTTGTCTAGGTTCTGTGGTGCTCTGTCAACCATGATAACAATGGATGCTGCACCAGTGCGGCGTAACTCGTAGCCGGTTATCGGATGGATCACTACAAGGTCAAGTGAACCTACCACTTCATTAGCCATACGTTCCCACTTAAAGTTCTCAGTACGCCAGTGGCCGAAAAACATTTCGTCGAGTGTGGTTTCCACGTGCGATATAACAAGCGTGACTGCTTTACCATCGGGTGTTTTTTCAATGCCGACTTGGTCAGGTGATGCGTTAAGCATTTGCTGAAACTTTTGCAATGCTTCAAGATTGTCTTTGTGAAATGAGTTCATGTTGTTATTGATTTGGATTTTAATACTTAGCTAAACAATCGTTGAGTTCTTGGCAATAGTTAAGAAGTGCGAAGATTACGATGATGGCTACGACGTAGCGAAGGATAGTAGATACTGTTTTCATGTTGTATAGTTTTAATAATTGCTAATTTGATGAGTTAGGTCAACAATAACACTTGATAAGTAATCAATGCGTTCAAAGCATTCATCTATCAATTTTGAATCATTGTATTGCAATGCCATTCGCATTACCATATGTTGGTCGTGTAATCTTATTTCATACTGACCTAATTGATAATTCAAAAATTCTTTAGTCAAGTTTTGCATTAAGTTTTCCATATTGATTTTTTAAAAATTGTTTTGTTGTTGTTTGATGGGTCAAATGTACTGCAAATAATTGCATACACAACAATTTAACAAATTTTAACAAACGTGTAATTGAAAATCAATGACTTACGCCCACGAATAGCTGCCGTAATTCGGGAAAAGTTCGAAGTACATGCGCATCATAATAGCATCTGCGTAATCGGGTGACTTACCATGCATGCGGGCTATTTCCTCTTTGCTTATCACAGCAAGTTTGCCATCCGCTTCGGGTTGCCGCCTGCGTATCATGTCCAGTTCTTGCACGATAACATCTCGGAACTGATTCACTTTGAAAATTACTTTGTTCTGCTCGATTAATTCCGCAAGCTTGAAATAGCATTCAGCCTTTTGGTTGGTGAACTTATCCGATTGCTTTGCACGTCCACCATTAAGGAAGCCCCTACAACGGAGCGCATCAACCGCTCCCCCGCCAACCCCATCTTCATCGCAGATCACATTGCTAAGTTTGATGCTATGCCTATCGCATAGCTGGCGTATGGTGCTAACTACGGTTGTGATTGGTTGCTTGCGTAACTCATGAATCTCCATTAACTGCAAACCATGCCAAACACAAATGACACTACGGTCTTTTCCAAGTCGCGCAATATCCGCACTTATATATTTTTCACCTTTGCTTTCTTCATCCCGGAAGCAGCGCACTAAGTCATCGTATTGGTAAAGGTTGTCTACGCTTTCATCGTATTCCCAATCACCATGCAACAGCCTTCGCCTATCTATTTCGGGCAAACGTTCCAATGTTTCAATGTAGCTTTCGGGTAGGTGCGGATTGTCGGTAGGTAGTGAAGGGATAAACGCCAAGTGTTGCGGCAAACTATCCATCTTATGTGGTGCGTAAAACTCATTGTAAAGCCATCCTTTCGAAGGATTGCAAGTGAGTAACATCTTGGGTGGCAAATCATATTCGCGTAGCTTAAAACGAATGCGGGACTGGAGTATGTCTATTGCCCGTTTGCTAACCTGTGCTGCCTCGTCTACGTAGGCATCTGTTAATTCTAACCCGCCTAAGCTATGGAACTCTGCATCTGATGGGTAGGCAAACAAGTCCTTTAAGATTATTTCGCTACCATTGCTGAATGTTATAACGTGCGTTTGATTGTTGATTGTGTAATGCTCGTTAGGTGCTAACCCTAACATGTGCGCCACTTCAAAGAAGGTCTTTAGCGTAGTCTTTTTTAGCGTGTCAAGTTTACTGCGGCCTATTAGTCCACGCGTGCCGGGATACTTGAACCTACGACTTATTTGCCATGCGCAACCTATAAAGGATTTTGAGCCACCTGCCGCTCCACCGAACAGCACCACACGTGCCGGGTGTGAATTACCCAGTACGCGCAGTGCTTCGTTTTGTTTCGGTAGATACTCAATCATTAGAACGGCAAATCACCTGTGCCTTGTGAATCGTCTACTTCTTCACGCTTAACCAATGGCTCGGACATCTTGCCCGAAAAGAACTTGCCACTCTTGCCTTCTTTAACCCAAGCGGCGAGGCGCATCTTCTTTCCGTTAACCATGATTTCACCTGTGTACTGTGGCCCGTTGTTAGCCACGTTGTTGTTCTTAAATAGGGTGAACTGACCCTCTTGCATTTGATAATTACTCATTGTATTAGTTATTAATTATTGCTATATCGTCTATCATTAAACTGATTGTGGTCTTGCCATTGAAGTCGGTTGTTTCTATTACTTCAAAAGGTTCGTGGTCGATTGCGTGGCCATTGATGAAACCAATGTACACTTCTACATCG